AGATTAGGCATTGAGAAGTCTCTACCAATATCCCTTGTTTTGATATCAATGAGTTTATCCTCGTAGGCGACATCTTCTATTGTTCTTACTGATTTGGGTTTCGTACCGCCTTTTGCAACATACTCTTCAATGATTGCATTTTCGATTATGTCAGCGATTGACCTTTGACCAGCGTTGGGTGGGATTTGGTATTGCATATTCTTGTTACCTTTTTCATTGTTATACTTACAGTATACTTGTTTTAGTAACAAATGTCAAGAGGTTTTATCTTTTATCACAGTAGATTCTTTTCGGGCATTGATTACCATACCCTATGGTTACTCTATCATCTATCTTACTATGTGGATGGTCGTATATACAGATGTAGTCGTTTGTCTCTTCTGCTTTCTCTACCTTGCGTAGTCCACACAGCATGGGTCTATCGTTCTTGGAATAGATGTTACCCTTGGGTCTTATCTCTATGGGTTCTACTGCAGCGCATACACTGAACAATGTACAGAGTAACCATTCATACATTAAGGTATATACCCTAAGCAGTAATTCTCAGCAGCGTTGTCTGCGTATAATTCACTGTGAAAGACTATCTCATCGCCCTGTTCTGTTTTCATAACTCTTGTCTCTACCAGATATTTGTCCTTGTAGAACTCTACCTCGTAATGTGTTTTGTTGACATAGTATATGGAAGCGCTGCGATTGTCGTAATCTTCCACACCCCTATGTTCTGATAACAATATTCTAGTCATTTATTTGTCTCCCTATAATTCTTTACTGCACCCCTTACTATGTTGGGGTATTCACCCAAATACGTCCCAGCGTGTAGGTCAGCACGTGTTACAAGGGGCTTGTGGGGGTGTTCTATGTTATCGTAGTCTTCTAGTATGTCTTTTGCAAGTTGGTCAAACTCAGCGTCTTCTATGAGAGCATCATCTTCTACATAGTAAGCATATGCACACATAAGGTAGCGTGCAATAGGATTCTTCATCTATCTTTACTTTCTTTCAACCTCTGTTCAAGTTTCCTTACACCGTAGTCATGGTGCTTAATAAACTTAATCGGTGGCTTTCGACACTCCTTCAGAATCGGACTGTCTGGTTTCAGTTCTTCCACTATCGATTTGTGGACTCTCTCCCATATCGGCATAGACATTCTCCCTTATTCGTTCTGCTCTCATGTCTTCCCTTATCTTTGCTTCTAAACTGTATTTGTATGGTACTTTTCCCATACCAACTGTTCTATCCCAATCTCTCTGTGTATACAGTTTATTCGTCATTCTTTCCCCAATATACTATTACCATTGCATCACACTCAGGGCATGATAGGTTCGTTACAATACTATGCTCTTCATCATCCTCTGTATCTTGGTCACCACCCCATATCAATTCTGTTTGACAGTTATAACAATTCATTCAGTGCCTCCATGATGTACCTCTTATGAATTTCAGTCCTATCATTTAGAACCTCATCATTCTGGGGTTCTTCATCATGTATACTATCATATATACGATTATATAGTTCTTGTACAAGAGCGTCTGTTGAAAACTCTCTTATACTAACTGTTCGTGTTACTGTCACTCTCGAGCTCATTTATTTTTTCCTCTAGGCGATTGATGTTTTTGTGAATAATTTTAAGGTCGTACACTATACCTGTGTCCTCATGGACAACATAATCGTTTCCATCATATTCACCTTGTGGAATGAGTTTTGACATCAAGTAGAGATATCCATTCATTTCCTTGTGAGCACTATCTAAAGCGTGCATCATTTTCAAACCTTCGTCAAATGTTCCCATTCTAAACTCCTCAGTAAAAACATTATATACCATTAACCAAATTCACATTCTGCCTGACCATACATATCAGCCCATTCCAAATCAGAAATCTCATCCTTCAACGCAAGTTTCTTTTTCTTTAATTCTGTTGTAGGATGTAATTCACACTCCTCATGTATGAGAGCGTGTTGTTCCTTCAAGTTATCAATTCTATCTTCTAATGTCATAGCATCCCCCTTGTTTGTAAGTATCTGATACCACAATATGTTGGTAGACATACTGCAACCATAATACCAAATGAATCTTCACCTCCGATTAGGCCCACAAAAAACGCTAATGCAAGTGAAATTGCAATAGCGTAAAAGTCGTTTTTAGTTATTTTATCATCAAATTCCATGTCTTACCTCAATTGTTATATCTAATATAACACATGGTTAAAGAATTGTCAAGATATTTTCAAAAAAGGCCCTGCTGAATCATACTGTTTCTTTGCACCAAAATATAGAACAGACAGAAACTCTGTGAGTTTACCTTTCTTCTCTACTTCTTTGAGTATGTTTATCCACTGAAAACATTGTAATTTAGCAGATAGTTGGGATGCAGTGCGATTGTTTTCTTTTTCTAAGGTAATCGCTTTTCTTAATGTGGTTTCCCAATTGTCAGTACCAAAGTCTATTACAGAACCACCAATGGTAATTAATTTAAGTCTTCGTACTTCATCCACATAGTCTTTGATGTGGACTTCTGTAAATTCGCCCACTTTAGGAATGTTTGTTCCCATTCTTCTTTTGAGTGCCATTGGTGTAAGGAATGGGTCAATCGCTTCTCTTGCAGACACTTTACCTAGTTTCGCTGCAGCACCAGCACCTGTCATATCCATCTGTGTCGATTCACGAACACCACCAGAAAATGCACGAACCTGTACATTAACCTCTTTACCTTCTGCCATGATTTTGAATTTAAGTTCACCAGTTTTGAATTCACCATTCGCTGCCAAATCAAGGTCTAGTTTGAAACTACCTTTGATTATTGAGATGTCAGTTAATGGTTGAAGTTTTGATACGTTAGTTTCTTCTATCGAAGCAGTCTTACCTAGTTTCTTTAAGGATATACCAACCAATTCTCTTGTCTTAAACTTTTTTCTCATATACTCATTGAGCATATCAAGTTTTGCTGAATTTGGTAAAGTCAAGTTACCAATACGAGTTACTTCTTTCTTTATCTCTGCTTTACTGGATTTTTTACAGATATAGATATCAGCAGGATTCCAACTATCCTTTGTAGATACACCACACTTATTCAGTGCAATATTCTCAATGATATGCATCATACCATCTTGTGCATCTCTAGAATATTCGTAACCTTTGTTATTACCTAACCACGATTTCAGTTTAGTTGCTTGTAAATTAAATGTATCGTGCCAGTCATCATCATATTTGGGATATATTTTTGCAATCTTATCACCAGATGGCATCTTAGCAGGCGAACCATCAATGAACTGTTCGCATACAAACCTTGTAGCATTCTCTTGCATTGCAGTATCAGCAGCGTTCATATTAGAACCACCAGTTCCAGAACCGTTACCAAAAGATACAGTAACTCCAGTAAGTGGAAACTTAGCATTCATTTTTCTTTTTATGTTTGCTATACTTGCTTTTTGTTCTGCTGCTCTTGGAATTTTAACAGACCTAAAATCTGTAGTAGGGTCAAGAATTATAGTCTCGCCATATTCTTTTTTGACAAAATCATAAATTAAAGAAGCAGTCTCAGAATGCTTCTTTTTCTTGTTTACGATTTCGTTTGCATTAGTAGGTCTGAAATTGAATGCCATCGAAATACTCCTTACGAGTATTTATAGGTATTCGACAGACGTACTCTTTGTTGGATTGTGTCGAGCTTGGACATTCTCACCAAACCATGTAGTTGTTTCAGTAACAACTCGTACACGGCGTACACCATCAGAATCAATCTCTTCGATATACTTCGTGTTTACTTCTTTAAGTACTTTCTGGTCATCCATCTTGTTCATTCTCCCATTGGTCACAAATAGTTCTTAATACCATACCCACATATCCCTCATAGCAATCATCTGATTCAGAATATGTAAAGATTTCATCAATCTGTTCTTGGTTCAGTTCTTCTATTTCTTCTACACCATAATATTCTTGAACATCTTCTATTGCCCAATCATATGCGAGTTGTTCAATTTGGTCTTGCAACTTATGTTGTTTTCGTACTTGAAACGTCATTCATTATCTCCTTTTGCCCGTCATAGGGTCATTCGCTTCTTGTGATGTGAGAACTTGTAGTCCACCCTTGTTATATGCTTGTCCTATGACAGCACTGCCAGTATACACTGGGCTCTTCTTTAGAAAACCATTACCAACCATATCAGATGTGGGAATGGCAGGGGAGCAGGGAATTGAACCCCATCCAAGTGGTTTGGAATCACTCGTGCTACCGTAACACCTCTCCCCTTTAGGAACATATCCCATTCGCTTGAGATACTTTTCATGGTCTGCTTGTGCTTGTTGCAATTTCGCAGTTACCTTTTTAGATTTACGTTTCTTTTGGTTGTTCGTTGTCCAATACGCTGGTAGTAGATGCATACCGCTCATTATATATTCCTTCCATCAATACTTCAATAGGTAGGTTGTCAATAGACTCACCATATTTTTCTGCAAGTTCTGTTAGTGTCAGTGCCATGTCTCTTTACTCTTGAAATCATTTAACTTACGAACAAGGGCGAACAGAGTAGTACTCCAATAGTTCTTTGCCCAATCACCCATCTCACGTTCCAATACCGTATGAACACTGTCTATACGGTATTCGAGCAGTTCTAACTCACTCATTGATGATTGCCTCTGCGACTTCAAAGGACTCGTAGTCATCTCCACCGATGTGCCATGAGTGTTCTTCAGTTGGGATGCGACCTTCTTTCCAGCAGTACACAGTGAACGGTTTATAGAAGTAATCTTCGTCATGGCCTTCAATAGGTGTAACCTTTGCATCGATAGTCCATTCACAGGCGACTTTCTCAAGTGGGTCAGCGTCTGTGTATGTAGGTTCACCAAACTTTTCGATAAGTTTTGCATATGTGGTTGTGACTTTGCCCACCAAATGTGTACCATTGACGTTAACTGTTTCATCTGCTTCATATCCTAATACTTTAACAAACATATTTATTCTCCCTTCATTACAAAAAATGTACCGAGCATCATTAGTCCAATGCCCATAAGGACACCATTCATCATTTGCACGATAGTCAAACTGTTCTCCATACATTTACCATCACAGTCTGCACCAGCAGTACCTAGTAGAATGAAGAACCCAATAAACCCCAAAACATAACCAATAATTTTCATATTCTCTCTCCGAATCAATTCATCTTATATAAGTATAATACCTGATATCATAACAAATGTCAAGAACTTTCTACGGCTTTTATCAATTTTCTTTTGATAGTCACCAGACTATCTTGATTTGCCTGATACCTGATACCTACACCACCTTTGTCAGTCCACCTCTTAACATTGTCTGGTTTATCATCCACCAGAATGTTTGGTGTACCGTCAATCTTGTTAACTGCATATCTTTCTTTCTGCCCTGTGAATATAAGCATATCCAAGTCAGGCATAAACCCATATCTTGTTAACCAAGTTCTTTTCCAGAAGGCAGAGTTATCTCTGTCACCTCTTAGTGGTGAAGAACAAATACCGAACTCACCAACTGTTTTAGTGAACTCTATTAACTCAGCAGAACTGTTGTAAGGTTCTAACGTATTAAAGAAGTCAGTACCCTTCAAGTCAAGAATTGACTGTTCAGTCTTAGGTATCTTTTTCCAATGGTCTACATTGAACTTCTTTTCTAGTCCACCAAAGAAGTCAGCGATGACTCCATCCATATCCAAATATATTTTCATTACGATTTCTCCATTCTAATTTTTTCCATTCTCATCACACTTTCAATCCACTTCTCTGGAGTCATAATGTGTTGTGATACTGTAACTTTCAGTTTTGATTTCTTGAATTGTCCCTTTAGCATCTTTGCAAATTCAGTACCTAAGAACCTAGAAGACAGTTTGATTACATCCCTTCTAAATCCAATATCGTGGTGCATATTACCACACAAGTGAGCGAACTCATGCACGATAGTGTAAGGACAGTTAGTCTCTGCAAGTCTCATTGCACCATACCAAGTTGCCTGTCCAGCAGTAGCACCCCTAAAGTTTGCTTTCTCCAGAGTAGGTTGAGTAACCCCAGGCCTTGATGCATCTTGTTTGACACAAATATCTTTATATGTCTTAGACTTTGCAATCTTCTTGAAATACTTCTGAGACTGTTTCCAATCCAGACGTTTGAATTTTACATCATTAGGATACTTGTTTCTATACTCTGCAACTGCAGCGAATTCTGCATTGTAAGTTTTCTGTCTACCAGCGTCCTTGAAGTTTGCCTTACCAGTTTTGATAACCTTCTGTTTCCTACCCCAATAGTTTGCATACTTATTAGCATAGTCGTGTGACATAATCTTGACTGCACCCTGATAAGCATCTGTTGAACTGTTATACATAATTTACCTCTTTCTCTATTATGTTTATAGGCTAACATAGTTTTAACAACAAGTCAAGAGAAATCGACAAAAAAAATCCCTGTAAAAACAGGGACTTAGTAAAAAAGTTGAAATTATTTTTGTTATTATCTGCGTTTTTTCGCTAATTCTTGAGCAATCCATCGTTTTGCGATGACATTATTGACCTTTTTGCGAATCAGTACCATGCATCGTTTCCATACCTTTGCAAATACATCTTCTCCTGCCATATTATTATCGACAACAATAAAATTAGAACCACCGAATAGACTTTGGAACTTACCAATATTATCTTGGACTTCTTTCCACATCTTAGACACTTCATCTTCTGGTAGTGTCCTTTTGCGTTTTGCATTCTGCGCCAGTGCAGTATCAAGTGATGTATTCACAAATACCATGTAACACTCATATCCAAGACCTTTTAGATAACCGACTTGTTTTTGAATTTTGCCATAGTCCTTACCAGTACCATCAACAATATGTCCAAGTCTTCCTTGGATATAGTTACCTTGCATGGTTTTGGTTGTGGCCTTTGCCCGACCACGAATTTCCTGCCCTTGGTCAGAATAGATATCTTCTGGTGTAGTATCTAGACCAGCATCCTTCAACATCTTCTCATAGACATCATCACTATTTACCAGTTTCAATCCCATACCACCCATTGTTCTTTTGACTACATAGGATTTTCCACTGCCTGGCCCACCTGCTAGAAAGATGACCTTAAATATATTAGCGTCATAGACGCCTTCCTGTAATTCCGTATATGTTCTCATGTTTTATTCCTAACAACTCCATCGTTCGCTGTTTATACATTTCCTCATAGTATTTAGTGTCTTCATCATTCTCAACTTCTATTGTTCTATTGGCATTCTTTTGGAAAGTCATTTGCTTAATACGATTTTTGAGTTTTGTTGTCATCTTTTACCTCTATGATTGTTGAATGTTTTTCATAACAAAGTATGGTGTATTGTCTCCTTAAAATCTAACATCGCCTGGGTCTGATTCGCCCAGTGGGATGATTTGTTCAGTTGAGTTACCACTGTCTAGTGCAGTCACACCATCAGATGGATATGCTTGTTGTACGGTATCACGAATACAATCCATATGTATTTCGTGTTTGAGTTGACCATCACCTCTGGTGAACTCATGCTTCAAATTCCTTACAATATACCGTCCTGTAAGGAATGGGTCAAGCGCCATTGTGTCACCAATTTTATTCTTCAATTGGATACCGATTAAGTCTCCTGCCTGAATAGTGGTATTGCCTGGCACTGTGATTCTAATAGATACTGTACCCTCTATTGTATTGAAACGAGAACGTCTTTTTTGCAACCACTGGTCTGTTCCAGTGTAACTAGTAGGGTCATTAAATGCTGGGTTGAATAATCCTTCATCCACAACATCTCTTTCAACTGTTTGTACATGAAGTATTGACATAGGATAATCTGATATAGTGTTACCCTCATCGTCTTTCATTTTAGATGCAACAGGTGCTTCCTGTGAACCATATGCATTAAATTTATCAACGTGTATGTCTTTGTCAAATTCGTCTAGGTACTTATAGTCATAGTGTTTATATGATTTGTTGTATGGGTCAATCATCAATAGATTTGAATTATACATTCCTGCCCGTCTATTCAGTATAGTATCGGTTGAGTTAGTAACCTCATACTTCAGAATATTTTGTAAGTTGGAAACTATGTCAGAATCTTGTTCGTTTGGAGTAACCTCACGATACACTGCTCTGGGGTTCTTTCTATCCATCATACTGTCGATGGTTCTGAAGTAATATCCCTTGATTGTTTCATAGAATAGGAATGTTGGTGAGAAGTCATACTCTTTAGACAGACACCGTTTTGCAACACTATTAATAAAGTCGAATGGACGCATATTAGGAGCAATCAATTTGAATAGATTTGTTGTCTCCTCATAGTAAAACTCTTTCTTTGAGTTCAACAATTCTGGGTCACGAACTATCTTCTTAATAATGTCTACTGCTGGTTCACCAGTGTATGACTGACTTACTCTAATCCTATTATTTCTAACGATTTCGTTTGTAGTGAATCTAAGTGTGAATGCAACTGTATTATCATTGACATTCTGTTTTGCAGCAACATTATACACATGAAGTGGTGTATCAGAAAAGTTGATTGCCATTTCTCGTGTAGTGTCATCATCTGCATTAGGTGTTACGAGAACAAGTTTAAGTTTCTCTTGTCCTATAACAGATGCATTTGCAAGCACATTTTTTGTATCAGTGAATGAAATTGAACCAGTGATAGAGTTCTTGAATATATTCTCAAATATATTAATGGATGCAACTAAGTCTCTTAGGTCGAGTTCTAGACCGCCCACAGTACATAACGTACATTCCTCAATGATATACTCACCAGCATACTTTATTTCTGCCATTGTATTATCCGTTCATCAAATTTTTGAGTTCTTTTTTTATGCCCTCAATATAGAGAGGTTTAACCAATCTAATCCTACGTTTATTCTCTTGGACACTTTCTTCGTATTCGTAATTTGTAATTGCAGTTGCTCCAGCAGGGATTGTTGTTGCAGACTCATTTGGAAGTTCTATGGTGAATTTAGTATCACCAGATTCTTGTGTATATTCGTAGTGATGAATTTCATCAATGTTATCATATTTAGATTTAACGAATGCTTCAAACTGTGGTACAGTCATAGGCCAATCTGTATAATAGTCAGTGATATCATTTGTTAACAGAACAATCCAATGTAGTTCTGAGTCACCATAAAATTCATTTGCAATGTACTCTGGTGTCTCACCAGATTTAACATCATAGAAATCAAAGTTAACAAAGGACTTCTTTACATAGTCTTTGATTCTGACTCTCTTGGTAATGTCGGTCATTACTGATAGAGTACCATCACCACGAACATCATAATTTACTTTGGGGAATTGTGAAAAATATGCCATAATTAGAATCCTTGAGCAATTTGATTTTTAGTGATAATACCAAGTTCTTTGAATGTTAAAGAAATACTAGTTTCTACAGGTTGGTCATCTGTAAAGAATTGTGTTCTCTCTCCACCATAACTTACTTCTACACTTTCTAATACTGATGTAGCAATTCTATGTAGGTGTTTGTTTGGTTTATATTCGATATCAAATGTAGAAGGCATGGACATTGTTCTTGATGAAGCTTGGTCACCTAATATTTCTGGCATAGAGTGATATCTAAATGCAGTTACAATTTCTTCAATCTTTTGTGCTTCTTCTGGTGACGTAGGAAGAAGTCTAAACTGAAATGAGAATGAACGTCTTTCAATACCCTCAAACTTCATCTCTGTTCTATTGTTTTTTACTTTACCTGTTGCAGCTTCAAATGCAGCAACAGCGCCTGGAGCAACTGTAGCATCTGCTGCTTGTAATGCAGCATAACCAAGTTCTGCTCCACCATTAACCACACCATCAACTACAGTAGCACCAGCGGCAGATGCAATGCCTGTTACAGACATATCTGCATTCGCAAAATTCTTAATAGCACCCTGTGCGCCTGCAACTAACATTCCAATCTCTGCTTCACCGTAGTTTGCTTTCTGGGAAACACTTAATTGATTTGGCATATACAATGCAATCGCTTGAGATAGTTGTTTAGTCTCTGCTCTTTTTACGGATAGTGTGCCTGGGTCATTTCTAACACCGCCAGGCGATTGACCGCCAGGGCCTGCACTAGCAGCAAATGCTCCTGAACCATATGAAACCTCACTGTTTGCTTGAGTATTAATAAAGAACATCACATAATGTTCTGACCTCTTCATATGTCCCAATTCAGAGGGATATGATAGGAAATTGCCTTTGCCTGCAGAACCTTGTTGGATTCTCGTTACTGTGGGTAATAATGCCATATAAATAATCCTATAACCTTGTGAAAGTATTTATACGGATTGTAATGGCGTTCAAACCACATAAAGGAAGATATGTTCCTAATAAACCCCAGAAATATAGAGGCGATTACAATAACATAGTATATCGCTCTTCTTGGGAGCGTAGGTTCATGCTCTACTGTGACAGAAGCGATGCAATAATCGAATGGGGGTCTGAAGAGATTATCATCCCCTATCGGTCACCCCTTGATGGTAGAATGCATCGATATTTCCCAGATTTTTATATCAAAGTAAAACAGGCAGACGGTTCAATCAAGAAAATGTTGATTGAGGTCAAACCTAAAGCACAGTGCGGCCCACCCCCTATACCTCAACGTAAGACTAAACGGTTTCTGAATGAAGTCCGTACATGGGGTGTGAACAAAGCAAAGTGGGATGCGGCAGTTGAGTGGTGTAATGATAGAGGTATTGAATTTAAGATTCTTACTGAAGACCATGTGGGATAACGTATAAATAGATGTATGACGTATTTCGATGAACTATTAGAAAAGACAGGTGGTAAAGACCGTTCAGTTCGCTGGTTTAGAGATAAAATCAGAGAGATGGGAACTCCACCTACACGACAACTTGTATCAGAGGGACTGATTAGTCAGCGTCCTCAATACGGACGTATGAACTTTTTCTTCTATGATGCCAAGGGTAAGAACGAATTACCTTATTATGACAGGTTTCCTCTTGTCCTACCTATTGGTATTGCAGAACAAAGTGGGTTTGTTGGTTTGAACTTTCACTACTTATCTATCCCCATGAGATTGAAACTACTCAACGTGATTGCAGAATATGCTACTGATGACAATATGGACGAAAACACAAGAATTAGACTAACGTGGAATCGTATCAAACGTAATCCACTCGTTAAACCAACCGTAAAAAGGTATCTTGCAAGTCATGTACAATCTAGATTTCGTGCGATTACAGCAGAAGAGATGATGGCGGCAGTACTATTACCAGTGCAGAGGTTTGTTCCTAATGGTATTGAGAACAAAGTTTATGCAGATTCTCGCCGTACGGCGAATCAACCAAGGAGAGGTTAATGGCCTTTTTAGATGAATTTATTGCAAACTTTAGTTCATATGGTGGGCCTGCACACCTAAACAGATTTGAAGTTATGATTATGTCTCCGTTTGAGGCAAATCCAAATATCCAGACAGATAGATATGTGTCTTTCAAGATTGTAAGTCTTACCCTTCCAGGCAAGAATATCAGAACAGTTACAAACGA